ACCAGACATGGTTCAGAACTATCTCGACTTCATCACCACCACAGGCTGGAAGATATGGACCAAGGGTGACACACCCGGCATCGAGTACAAGGTTGATGTGTTGTTGAACAAAACCAACGAAGACACACGCATCCTCGGTTTCATTGACCGTGTATACGACACGGGCAATGGAAACCTCATCGTTGCTGACATCAAGACAGGATCACGCAAGCCAGGTAACAAACTACAGTTAGGTATCTACACTGCTGGCCTACTACTACAAGAAGGTTTAGAGGTAGACCTTGGTGCGTACCTGATGGTACGCAAACCCTTGGTTCACAAAGCAACACCAACTGTTGACCTGTCGGAGTGGACTCCATTCATTGCAGAGAAATATGTAACCAACATGCGACGCATCCTCGATGCGGAAGCATACCTACCAAACGTCAGCGGTTTCTGTAACGCCTGCTCAGTGAAAGAGTTTTGCTGGGCATACAAAGCCGAATCCAACAACTAACACAACACCCAAGGGAGGGTATATCCAATGAGTAATCGACCGGATGGGACCAAGGTGCAACTGAACTTCAAGTTGCGTAACGGCGACCTCATCAATATCTACGCTGACTCTGCACAAGAGTTAGACGTACTGGTTCAACAGGTGGAAGGCATCACACCGCAGATCATGGCGCTTGCTGGCGTACTGCATGGCGCTCAATCAGCAGCGGGTATCGCTGCACCACCATCACAGCAGGCACCAGCACAAGCCGGTGCGGTGGAGGCACGAGACTTGTATGACAACGAGTCAGAAGGACCAGCGTGTGACCACGGCCTGCCTACTGCTATCCGTTCAGGCAACACCAAGGGTAGGGACTGGACAGGTAAGTTCTGCCGAGCCAAGGTAGGCAAGGCACAGCAGTGCAAGGCGGTGTTCAAGTGAGCGAACAAACTACACACGACGCAGTGGTAGCAGAGATGAGCCGCATCGTTCAGGAGACATGTGAACCGCCCATCGTGGCGGTCACTGTCTCCATTGGAAACCTATGCGCCCGACTGCTACATGACTTCTCAAAGATGGCTAAGGGTATGGCCGAAGACGGCATGACCCTTGCAGACTTTGGGGCACTACTGGCTGGAGAACTAGAGAAAGGTGTGACTGATGATAACCCTGAGTCAGGCGACAAGAGCAACACCTGATACTGGTCAACAGTTACCTCAACCGTGGACTAACCTGCGTAACCGTGCCGTCAACTTTAGGCGGGGTGAGTTGCACATGTTGGCGGCTCGCCCCGCACAGGGGAAGAGTGCGTTCGCTCTAGCGACCGCACTAAAGATGGGTGTACCCACCCTGTATCTGTGTCCTGATACGACAGCGACCACACAGTTCACGAGGCTTATGGCTAACCATCAGCAACGTCCAGTGTGGGAGATGGAACAGTTGTTGAAGGATGATCCTGAACGGGCACAAGAGATAGCAAGAGAAGCACACCCACTATTGCGTTGGGAGTTTGATGTTGAAACTCTTGATGATGTAGACCAACAGTGCATGGCATGGCAAGAAGTATTCGGTGACCCACCAGCGTTGTTGATCTTAGACAACCTGATCGACATTACATCTGGTGAAGCAGACGAATGGTCATCCAGCCGTAAGACTCTACGAGAGTTGAAGATGCTGGCTAAAGAACTATCCACCGCAGTGCTAGTCCTCCACCATGTAGGTGAAGGCGACAACACTAAGAAGGATGGGGCACCAGCATCCAAAGACATACTCGGTAGAGACAACAGGCTCGCTGCTGTAGTCATGACTATGGCTGTCGATGCTGGCAACATCGCAGCCATAGCAGTAGTGAAGAACCGTTACGGTCCTAGCGATCCCAAGGCTGAGAACCCTGTCTCGTTCTACTTCGACAAACCCAAGATGTCCTTCGAAGAAGGATGGGGTGTCGAACCGTGAGCCGGAAAGCCAGAGGCATGAGAACTCAACGGGTAGTAGCAGAGTACCTGAAGTTGAAGTTCCCCAACTGTTACCCAGCAGGGGCAGGTGAGTCAGGTAAAGACCTACGTCGCACACCTGGCTACAGCATAGAGATCAAAGCACGCTCACGGCTAGACATTAAAGGTGGGTTGAAGCAGGCGAAAGCAAACGCTGAACCCTGCGATACACCAATACTCATCGTGAGACTGAACGGTCAAGGCGAGGCAAGTGTAGGAGACTGGGTAGTTATCCAGTCTCTAGAGTCTTGGCGTGGGCATCTGGAGAACAGTGATGAACTACTCTAACGACCGGCTAGAAGCCTTACGTCAGCAGTATATGGACTGGCCTGACCCAACGGAACGTCAATGGCAGGAAGCCGCATACCAGATAGCAACAAAGAACAATCTAACTAACATGCAGAAGAAAGAAGTATTAGATGCAATCGGATACATATCGCATCTCAATAGCGAAAGTGTTGAGGTCAATCGGGGCAGACAGGATACCGACAGGCAGAGGGTGGAACAAAATGTTGTGCCCTTTTCACAGCGACAGCGAACCAAGCGCCAGCGTTAACACAGAAATAGGAGCGTTTAAATGTTTCGCATGTGGAGTAACAGGCGATGCCATTGGTCTCGTCATGGACTACTACAACCTCACGTATCCCGAGGCTGTAGAGAAATCCAAAGAAGAGTTCGATGCACAACTGATAAACGAGGAGAAAAAAAGTGAACGAGTACAACGTCGCAGCCGATTACTATAGGGAGTTCCTGCCTGATGTGGCTGACTTCATTTCAGACCGAGGGCTAACACCAGCCGATGCTGCCTATGCACGCATCGGTTACGTCGGTGACCCTATGCCTGGACATGAACAGTACAAGGGCAGGCTTGTCATCCCATACATCACAGGAGATGACACGGTACGTGACCTGAGGTTCCGTGCATTAAATGACATCGGACCTAAATACCTGTCGCTACCCAACACTAAGCCACGACTGTATAACAGTCGTTGCCTAGTGGATGGGCCGGAAACAGTGGTGGTATGTGAAGGGGAACTGGACGCACTGATAGTTCGTAGCACTTGCGGCATGGCAGCAGTAGGAATCCCTGGTGCCAACCATTTCACAGGCAACCCACATTGGGCGACGCTACTCAATGGTGTACCTAAAGTCATCATCGCCACAGATGGGGATGATGCGGGACGCAAACTAGGTAGAGAAATAGCCAAGGCTGTACGTACCAGCAGAACAGTGCCCATGCCTGACGGCATGGACGTTAACGACTATCTGCTACAGCGAGGAAGCGAAGAGTTAATAGACCTGCTTGGGGTATGACATGAACTTCACAGAGCCGGAGATGCGGATGGCACAGACAGTCGCCCGACGTGCCTCTCTGCGTTGGGGGCTGGACACCGATGAGGTGCTGGCTGTACTGCAACTGTGGCTTTGTGAACAATACAAATACGTCAAGCGTTACAGGGCAGAAGAGGGAGGCAGCCAGAAGTTGGTTGCCTCCCTCTTCCGTTATGCAAACAAGTGGGCACGTAAAGAGTTAGACGCGCACACCATCACATCGGCTACACAAGCAAAGGTTGAAGACACAATGTATGAAACTAGAGACATTGAAGTTGCTGTGACTCTCATGTTTATGGACGCTGAAGCGCACGCACAGTATCCCGACGACTGGTGGGCTACTGTTGCTGACGTATCAGGCTGCTTCTCATCTTTGTCCCGCATGGACAAAGAACTTATAGTGTGGCGATACCACTTCCACTATGACTATGAAGACATAGGCCAAAGGATGGAGATCAGTGCTGACGCAGCACGGCTACGTGTGCGTCGCATCATTGAGAAGTTGACTAAGCGTGCGTCGAACAGTAAGGCTGACCGTGACACGCCAGCGTCAAGCAGCGATGTTCTCCAAAAGTAGTGGTCGTGTACGTATGGGCGCATGTTCACTGTCGCCATATTGTGCGTTTATGTAGTGGAAACCTGAGCCGGGGTCTTCAGGACAGTAGGCCACTACCCATCTGTTTGACTGTAACTTTCTGAGCCACGCTTCAAGTCTGGCTTCCTCTGCTTCAGGTAGTTTGCTATCTGCTTGCCTTCTCCCGTAGGCGCGGAGCATACGTACAGCGTAGTGGTCGTTGTGTATGTCTCTCACTCTCCACGGTACTGCTTCTCTGTAGCGTGGCTTGGTTTCAGCCTTGCCTGCTCGGTGTAGTGCTGCGCTGACTGTTGACCTGGCTACTTTGTAGCCGGTGTCTTCGCTGATCTTTGCTGCGATCTGGGCGTGGGACATGCCTGAACGCACCATCCCAAGCAGGTCTGCTATGGGGGGTAAGTGTGAAGGTCGGGGCATGACTTCACATCTACTATTGCAGGCCCAACAAGTCAAGCGTTAGATGTTGCGACACGCCGTCTGTTTGGAAAACAGCACAATAAGTGGACGTTATCCCTAGTCGCAACCATAGATATATACTGCCGATTATATGAGATAGTTGTTGCATTCGTCCTATTGACGGTCCAATCCCCGCTCAGCCCGCCGGAAAACACGCTGCTGTTGGGTGTTGCAACAGCAGCCATGTCCCGTATATCCTGGCTATCCACGGAAGGGGAACCACCATGCAACTCACCGCCGCAGTCGAGGAATGGGTGACCGTCATCGAAGACGATCCCACCTACGCCAAAACCAGCAAGCACACATACAAAGCAACAGTCAGAAGATTCGCCAAACAACAACCCGACGCAACCAAACTCAAAGCAATAGAAGGAAGACACATAGAACGATTCATCGCAGGCTACGCAGGCACAACCAAAGCAGCCTACCTAGGCGGCATCCGAAACTTCTTCGGATGGTGCATCCTCATGGGCTACATCAAACACAACCCCATGATCAACGTAAAGAAAGTACGCAAACGAGAACTAATACGAAAGAAAGTATGGGTCGAAGGCCCAGACCTTCGACACATGATCACATCAGAGAAGCGACCACACCGCAGATGGATGCTTGCACTCGCCACCTACACACTCATGCGTGACCAGCAACTACAACAACTCAGGTTCAAAGACCTACGCCGACAAGGCGACATGCCAGTTATAGAAACCAGACACATCAAGTCCTACCACGCAGACAAGTTGGGCATGTTCCCCATACTCATAGAAGAACTCAACATCTTCACAACATGGTATGAAAACTATCTTGTTTCCAACTACGGTCATGGCATCCAAGCCAACATGTATCTCATGCCAGGAACAGTTAAAGGTGCGGGAGGTCCAGCCGGTCTAGTCCGTGACCGGAAGACCGGCAAGATACGGCAATGGCGTACAACACTGGAACCATTCAAGCCCAACGGTCGCCTCAACAGTTACGTCAACGCAGCATTAGAAGACCTAGACCTAAGAGAAGAAGGCACCGGGTCGCACACGCTACGTCGCAGTGGCGCATTAGATATGTACCAATCTCTATTGAAAGAAGGCGTCGATCTAGCATTAGATTACGTTCGTGAGATGCTAGGTCACGCAGACATAGCAACTACTGAGATATACCTAGGAGTGACACGGGGACAGGCAGCACGGAACAAACTGATCACCCAGCAGAATCTCATCGCTGTGCCTGAAGAGAACACAGAACAAGGATTGAGGTTGGTGACATGATTACCCACGGATGCGATGCCCCTAAGGGTAGGGGTACGTGCGGGCAGCCAGCAGAAACCTACATCATCAGAATCGGAAAGAAGGTAGCAGAGGTAGACCTATGTGAGGTCCACTCCCAACCAATGCTTAAAGCATTGAGTTGGGGGAGGACTGTAGGTTCTCGGCAGAAGAAAGATGAAGCCACAGAGACACCAACAGTGGGACTCTAGTCATACTGTGGTGAATCAACGACACGCAGTTTCACATTCAATATGCCAAGCCTGTCACCCTGTTCCTGCTTAGACTGCGGCACATGAGTGGACACATACTGACACTCATCAACAATCACTTTGCCAGTCTCACCTGTACCATGATCAACATAGTCCACAACCTGGCCTGTGCGTTGTAGTTCTTCCATCTCAGACACACGTTCCCACACGCTACGTTCAACAGTGCGGCCCTGCCTCATGCGTTCACGGCGAGCACACAACAGTGGGATAGTGAGTTCCTTATCGGCAACCTCAGTAGGTTTAGCCTTCACCTGATACCCCTTGAACCGTGGGTCCTTACCGTTAGTGCCATCGTTGTTTTTGTTGTCACGCATGTGGAACACATACCCAACATCAATCATCGGTTGCTTCTCTTCACCAGGGTGAGAAGCGTCCGTGTCCAAATACCCGGTGTCATCCATTAGATGCCAGTCATCAGTGGGATCACTAGGGTGCAGCGAGTCCAAAGCCTCAGGTGGATCACCTTTGCGAGGTATCCACATGGGGCGGATCAACCCGCCGATATAACGTGGGTCCCACAAAGTACGCAAGTATTGGAACAGTTTGAACTCCCACGTATCCATACGGATACGGGGAGTGCGTATCCATCCTTGATCAATCAACGGCATGTCATCCCCGTCAACAGACTTATAGAACGCAGAGTAAAAGTATCCTTTGAAACTTCCATCGCCTTGCTTGTCAGCCCAGAACCAGACAGGGCCACCAGTGTTACCGAACATTTCCACATGTGCAGCAGCCCGCTCTTCAACAGGCATACCACCTTCATCAATGATCGGTAACTGTGAAGGGTCGTACACTTCTGCGTCACGCCAGTACGCAAACTTGTAAGACTGTCGGTTGGTAGCGTTACGAAGATCAAGACGATACAACCCGCCAGTGCGGGAACCCGTGAACCACACGTACTGTCCAAAGTTGCAGATGTCCTGCACAGGCAGGTCAGTGTCATGTGGTGGACCAATCAGAATGTCACCATTGGTATCCATCTCAGCGACACGCAGCCCAATAGTTGTACCGATGAACACAAAGTTCATAGACAAATCCATGCGATAAATGATTTCACCGGCAGGAGTTTCCGCTGTCACAAACGGCGGGTCCAAGTCCAACAAGTTAGAAGTCTCATCAGACTGTGTTTCGGCAACCGTACACGCCCATATGTGGCTACGGTTACCGTAGATAATGTCATCCTTTTTAACGTAAGTACCTGTAGCAACGATAGGGCCATTAGATTTTGCGACATCAAGGAAACAATAGTCAGGTTGAGGATGCATAAAGATCAGACGAGCAGTCTTATCTTTATCAGTAGTCGTCACTGGCAGGTCAGCAGCATCATCCGAATCCTCCAACGACTCAACACTAGGCAGGTTCCACCAGTACCGGCCAAGTGTTGCAGTCAACGTACTGTTACGGAACGACAACCGTGCAGTCTGATGGTTGCCCTCTGTCGTGATACCCAAGTCAGACATAAGCACAGCGAAGAATGGTTTCAACCTGCCAGGTTTATCTTTCACATCAGTACGAACAATCTGATACTCGTTCCTCCCGTTCCACTGTCCAAGCACCCACATCCATACGTCATCACCCAACACGCACACATCAAGAACAACATCCCAGTTATCGTCTCCAGTGGTCTGCAACTGTTCAGGCACAGCATCAGGCTTCGCCTCCAGCCGATACACCTTATTGCCTGACGGATACACCACACCACTACTACCGTCCGATGCACTGAACTGTGCAGGCTTACCCTTAGTTGTTGGGTTGTACGACAACAGATCACCATGCCGGTTAGGTTTCGGTATCAACCGAACCTCACCCTTCACCGCAGGGTTACAACCATACGAATCATCGAACCGATACTGGTCAGTGTCATTCGACCTGACCGTATCCCAATACTCTTGATCCATCCCCATATGGAATGACGACTGGCTGCGATACCACCATGACGTTAGTGACTGTTCACCCGGCTCCGACGACGTATCAATCTGTTCCCGTTGAATAGGTATCTGTCCACGCACATACCTGTACTGTTCGTTCGGGTAAATGAAATGCCCAGTCCCATTGATTGAAATGTCCCAGTCGGTAGTAGCCACAGTTACGCTCCCGAGTAATGCACAGAACCAATGTTCTGTGACATGCGCATACGATCAGTTGCTTCCTTCAACCGAGTCTTATACACCGAATAAAACAGTTCAGTCATATCTGACGGTTGAGGTTTCTGCCCCACTGTGCCCAACAGGTCACCCTCAGCGGTACGAGCAGCAGCCTCACCAGCAGACACAAACGACACCAACCGATAGCAGGCACCCGCCACCACCACATCCTCACACCACTCAGGTAAACCAGTGGCAGTGGTGAAGTCTTCATCTTCAGTCAGCGTGGTTTCAAACCGGCCAGGTTTAGTGGTGTACGTGAACTGCACCATAGCCTGCTCGTCCTGCCAAGCGTCCTGAACCTGACAGCCTTTACCTGTAGTGGTGCCATAGTCAGGGTGACTATTGTTCGGATCAATGGGAGCGTCAGGCATGAACGTCCAATACCTGCACTTCCGCCACGCAGACGGCAACGCCACATCATGCCTAATGTCGTACTGGGCGACAGTCAACACATCTTCACAGTCTTCAGGTAACTGGTAGTAGGTGACACCTAAAGCGTTAGGGATTGCTTTGGTCTTCACTTGGAACAAGTCAGGCCACAAACTATCCAAGCAACGGTTCATAGCCATGAGCACGTTGTACTTGGGATACCGTGGGTTAGCACGCACCTGCTTCCCAGCCGCATCTGCTGTTGGTGTAGACCTGTAGCCACGAATCAAACCAGACAACGTGGTGTCAGTGACATCACCCACATACACCAGTTCACCATCACCGAACTCCACCAACCCAGGCTGGAAATCCTGAAGGGAAACAGTCACACTGGTGTCGTTATCAGCCACGATAGTGCCGATCATTTCTTGATCAGTGAGGTAACCAGCAAGGTTACCGAGCACTTCATCAACCAGTTCACTACGTTTCATCATGTCTCCGTTGCATCGAACGCTGTATCAGTAGCCTGACTAATCGCTACCGCTTCACGTATGTCTTTACGTTTAGTGGACGCAGGCTGAATGCCCTGCTCCCGTGCAGCCTTATACTCATCTAACTCGCCATGCCAGTCATGGTTG